CTATGAATAACCTAACTCACGCAGAAAAACTAACAAAAAATATATTAGCTAGTTTAAATGCTAAAGGTAATCCAATTGGACCTTTAATTGAAGTAGTACTATCCAGAGAGTTTGAAAAATATGAAGGGATATTGGAAGATTGTAAAGAATTTATTGAATCAGATATCACATCATCCCTGCAAAAAGAAAAATTAATATCCAAAATCAATCGCATACTTAAATAACGTCCATAAGTGTTTTAAGTTTTTAGGAAGCTCCATAAATTGGAGCTTTCTTTTTCTATATTTATAACCAAAATACTATGGCAAACATCCCAATATGGCCCGGATCATCTTCATTTGCAACAGGAAGTACTCCTTTTGGATTTTATGATGCAGATACAGACTTTCAAACTGATGCTGACAAAGTAGCAAATTTTTGTGCTTTGCGGTTGGGATACCCTTTGACTGAGGTAGAATTACAAGATAAAAGTTTCTATACAGCTTTTGAAGAAGCAATTACAACGTATGGAAATGAGGTATATGCTTATTTAGTGAGACAGAACTACCTATCTTTAGAAGGCGCTACTACTGGTTCGAATCTGAATAATGCAATAGTCTCCCCTAACCTGGGAACTGTTATAAAAATCAGTGAGCAGTATGGTACTGAAGCAGGTACTGGGGGGACAACAGATTGGCATACGGGATCTTTAGCATTAGATAAACATGTTCAAGATTATGATTTAGAAGTATGGGCTAGCCAAAGTGGAATAGCATCAGGTGATTTAGAGATTAAAAGAGTATTTTATGAATCTCCACCTGCAATTGTAAAATTCTTTGATCCATATGCAGGTACAGGAACAGGTATGATGAATATGATGGATGGTTTTGGATGGGGTAATTACTCTCCAGCTGTAAACTTCCTAATGATGCCTATGAATTTTGATTTACAAACAATTCAAGCAATTGAATTAAATGATCAGATAAGGAAATCAAATTACTCTTTTGAAATACAAAATAATAAATTAAGAATATTCCCAATACCAACAACTACTGGAAGTTTATACTTCCAATATCTACTTAAATCAGAAAGAGTAGCAAATAGTATAGATTTAGATGCAAGCTCATCTATATCGAATGTTTCAAACGTTCCTTATACAAATCCAGTATACGCTGAAATTAATTCTATAGGTAGAAGTTGGATATTTGAATACACATTAACTTTAGCTAAAGAAATGTTAGGATATGTTAGAGGTAAATACTCTTCTGTTCCAATCCCAGATGCTGAAGTAACATTAAACCAACAAGACTTATTGTCTTCTGCAACTGCAGATAAAACGGCATTAATTGAAAAATTAAGAGCATACTTAGATGAAACATCTAGGGAAAAGTTATTAGAAAGACGATCATTAGAATCTGATTATCTTAATAAAGAATTAAATAACGTACCATTCCCAATTTATATAGGTTAAGATGGCAAGATACGGAAGCGAAAGAGACATAAGCCTATTCAGACATCTGAATAGAGAATTGATGGGAGATATAATAACTCAGCAATGCGCAATTTATAAATATAAATTAGACGAAACTAAAGTTAATATTTATGGTGAAGCAGCAGGTGAGAAATATTATATGGGTCCTGTATTATTTAATTGTTTGGTAGAAAGAAGAGATCAAGAATACCCAGAAACTGACTTAGGTACAGACTTCAATTGGGGTGCTAATTTCAAATTCTTAAGAGATGATTTGGTAGACAGCGATGTAGTACCTGAAGTTGGAGATATAATTTTATATGAAGAAGGTTATTATGAAGTTGATTCAATAATAACTAATCAATATTATATGGGTAAAAATCCAGATTATCCAAATAGTCCAAACCCACTTAACCCAGATTTAGATAAATTTGGTTATAATGTTTCGATTATTTGTCAAACACATTATGTTCCTGCTGATAAAGTAGGTATAACTAGAGAAAGATTAATCTAATGGCTGAAAGAGGAAAAACACCACAACCAAAGACTCAAAGAGAAATAAGCATATCTCAACATACTGCTTATGATGAATCTAGAGGTAATCCAAATGATATCACTCCAGATATTGAAAACAGAGGTAATCAAACTTCAATGAGGGGAGATAATGTGGAAGCGTTTACTCTTGGTTTGAAAGATATAGATGAAGCTATCATGTATTACTTAGATGAAATCATCAAACCTACAGTAATGCAGAATGGTGTAGCTCAAAAAGTACCTATTATTTATGGCTCTCCTGAAAGATGGAAGCAAATCCAAAAAGATGGGTATTATAGAGATAAGAAAGGTAAAATAATGATGCCTATTATCTCATTTAAGAGAAATAATATAGTTAAAGATAGAACAGTAGCAAACAAATTGGATGCAAATAATCCAAATAATGTTAGTGTTTATCAAAAACCATATAGCCGAGAAAATGCATATGATAAATTCAATGTATTAAATAATAGAAAACCACAAAAAGATTTATACGTTGTTATAGTTCCAGATTATGTTACTGTATCGTATGATTTTATTATATCTACTTATTATGTAGAGCAAATGAATAAATTAATTGAAGCTATAAACTATGCTTCAGATTCATATTGGGGAGATAAAGAAAGATTTAAGTTTAGAGCTCGAATCGATTCATATGACACACCAATTGAATTAAATCAAGGTGGGGAAAGAGTAGTTAAAACTACATTCTCACTTAAATTATATGGTTATTTGGTACCCGATACAGTACAAAAGCAATTGAATACTGTAACAAAATTCCATAATAAAACAAAACTTAAATTTAATTTTGAGGTAGTTGATAGATTAAACCTAGGAGCTGGAGAGGATGGAGATGGTTCTTCATTAACTTCTACAGAAGATGGATTTGGTTTAGGGAAAGATGGATCTTCCCTAAGATCTGGATCTACATCTAGTTCTAATTTCCCATACATCCATGTAGATAAAGAAATATTAGCAGGAACTATGGATGGGGTAAATAAAATATTCACATTAACAAATACCCCTATAGATTGCTCAGAATTAATATTTTTAAATGGTCTATTTATAGACAATAAAGTAGCAGGCGATTACACAATTTCAGGAAATGAGATAACATTATTAAATCCCCCATCTCCAGGAAGTACTCTTATTGCTCACTATAGATATGAAAACACTTAACACTATTTATAATAAATTATAAAAAATGGCTAAACAATTAAGTAAAGCAGGTATATTAGAAGGATTATTAATTGAGGCACAGCATGTAACTCAATCAATTGATGCATTTTCAGGAGAAGAAGCATATGATATAACACTATCAGGTTCTTATACCCTAACAGGATCGATGTATACTACAGATACCGTATACTCAAATAACTTTCAAGCTAGTACAGCATTAACAATAGTAGGCAATTCAGTTCCTGACTCTCCTTTAATATTGAATAAAGACAATAGTAATTATATTTCATGGGGTAATTCAACAGGTACTAGTCTTAGAGGATATGTTGGGTTTTCATCAAATGAGCTTCGTCTATCCAATCAAGGTAGTGGAGGTGTAAGTTTACGATCAAATAATAAAGATTCATTAGTAATTGATTCATCTCAAAATATTACAATTCCAAGTGGATCTTTAACTGTAAATGATCAAACTAATATTAATGATAAATTAATTGTTAAAAATGGTACTACTTCTCAAATTGAAATTCATAAAGATGGAGAGAGTTTACTATATTATAAAAGTGGAAGTGCTTTTGATAAAACTAGAGGTTATATAGGATATAATAGTAGTGATGAATTCTTAATATATAATAGTCCTGAAAACGCAGGAGTTAAAATATATTCTGCAGGGGCTTTAGGCTTATCTATAAACTCTTCAGGTGTTATTACAGGTAATGGTAGTGGATTAACAAATGTTACATCTATAGGTGGAACTGGAACTTATAATGGTACTTTTGTAGGAGATGGTAGTGGATTAACAGGTACTACTACTGAGTGGGATGGTACAAGAGATGGAGATGCAGAAATTACAGGATCTTTAGAAATAAATAAAACATCTATCCCAGGTACAGTTCCTGTAATATCAAATTCTTCTTCCCTATTTTCAGTTATTAGAACTGACACCACCACAGGAGAACCTGTATATGGGTTAATATCTGCACCTACCAATTTTAGTGGTTCATTTATGTTACAGAATCAATACTTAGGAACTTATTCTAATGGAG